TGGCTCAAAAGCGAACCGGTAGAGCTTTCCAGCAGAGTGCGTGAGAGCGTCGTGCCGGATGCCGTATAGGTGCCGGTCCCAATCTCCCAGGCTGTGCCATCCTCGATGGTGTAGCGGAGCACGTCGCCATCGCTGACGCCGGCAGCGGCGAACGTCTGAAACCCGCTCTCCGCCGCGCCCAGGGTGATCGTGCCTGTGCCGGTAGTGGACGTGCCCACCTTGACGCGGTTGACTAATTTCACCATCAGCGCGGCTCAGTCCTAGGTGTAAGTAAACGTAAAGATGCCGCTCGCGTTCCACGTCACCTTGAAATCAGCGCCGTCTGTCGCCGTTTGCGTGCCGTCGAAATCGATATATGCGAGCGGCGGATCGTTGGCGTCGGTGTCGTTGTAGATGACGCCGTATGCCGCCGCAATCGAGCCGCCTGAAGCAGTCCAAGTCACGTCATCGGCGTCGAACTTGGCGTCGTTCGTCGTGACCGTAGTCACCGCGACGTTGGCCAAAGCCTGCCCGCCTGCGGTGTAGCCGGTGCCGGTGGTTGCCTCGGTGCCGGTAGCATCGACTTCAGCGAGCGTCGTGTCAGTCACGTCCGGTGTCAGCGCGCTGTACAGCTTGATCTTGTAGCTATCGCTGCTGCTATTCGCGCCGCTCGCAAACAACTGGGCGGTGTGGTTAAAAAGGGTGATCGTGACGGCCATTTGCGCCTCCTATTTCACGGTTTCTGTAGCAAAAAACTATACCGCTGGCAATCATGCGGTCCTCAAAAACAGACCGGCGGAAAAAGTGTAGGAAGGATCGCCGATGCCATCCCGACTCCGCACATCACTTCCCATGCACATCCAAGTTTGGCCACTGATTGCTGTTCCGTCCGTTAGTGAGCTGCCGCCCTGGACTACACCAAAAAAGCCAGAAGTTAGCGTTACGCCGTATCGCAAATTGGATGTGTAGGAAGACCCGGCTGTCATGGTGACAGAGCTACTGCTATTTACCAAAACAGCATATGACCCAACCGATAGGTGCGCCGGGATGGCAGTGCTCAGGGGCTGAAACGACGGCGCAGTACCACTGCCGGTTGATGTCAAGACCTGCCCGGATGTTGAACCGGCTGCGCTGATCTTGGCAACTGTGACCGCAGCGTCGGCAATACCGCCCGTCGCGAGCTGCTCGAACGCCGCCAGGGACGAGCCGTTGGACACAAGCGGATAGGTATCAGTTCCTGCCGCTACAACCGTTGGCACGCCGCTTGCGTCATATGCAACCAGTTTCCCCGCGTTGCCCGCTACCGTTGCCAACTTTGCCACAGTCACCGCGCCACTAGCCAACTTGGCGGTCGTCACGGCGCTGTCATTTATCGTGACGGAAAACTCGTTACTGGTGGCGTTGATCGTGCCCACCGCAATATCGTCAGAGCCGTCATAAATTTTGAGCGACCACGGGGAAGCCGTGGTGTCGATCCAGAGCGTGCCGGCTATTGCATAGCTAGGTCGGGACGTGCCACTGTGGAGCGAATGCAGCGCCGTCCGCCATGAGTTTAGGTCGCCAGCAAGGGCCGTCCCCGACTTAGTCGAAGCATCTATTGTTCCGAAATCATACTGGCTCATGCTTTTTCCCGCCCGTATCCATATGCCTGATAGTCGAAAGTCCTGTCAACAGCGGTTGCCCCACTATCGTAAAACGTAATGGTGAAGCCCGTTCGCGCCTTGCTGGTGATGGTGTAATAGTCGCCGGTTGCCATGTCTTGCGGCATGATCGTGATTGATTTGAGGGCGTAAAACTCTGGCGTGAACGTCACGTTGTAGGCTGACGTGCCAGAGGATATGTCCTCTTCGCTGACGATCAGATCTTCTAGTTGCATGACCACCGAAGCCGCTTCAACTGTAGGGCTAAAGCCAACGTCCCTGGTTTCCAGAACTAATCGGAATTTGAGATGTCGTGCAGTGTACTCGCCAACGACGAATTGCTGCCAATTGCCATAAGATGGCGAGGCGCTATCCACGGTGGAGATAGCGACTTGCATTGTCACTTGGACATCGTTTGGGCTAATGCCGCCATCAAGGCTTGTTACCGCTGCTAGGGTCGCCCAATCGGCCATATAGTTGCCGGTGTCAAGAATGTTGGAGCTGATGTTCGAGATAAGCCTAACGCTTGTGACCATGCCCAAGTCCGTCGCGCTCGCAAACTCATAATAACCAATCGTCTCGAAGTCACCATTCGCATCAACATCAAGTTGGATATGGCCGCTGCCATTTAGGACTGTGTCCGTATATGTGCCGCCCGTAAGCGCATCAGTGTTTGTGGCTGCGGTGTAATATGCTCTCGGGTCGGACAAACCAACATTGGCATAGAGCGCGGTTTCTGAACGAGTGCCGTTAACGTCGATGGCCTTAATGGCATACGTACCATGGCGCGAAGGCACCGCGTAAGACCGCGCGTCCCGCGGGATATTCGAAGCAATGGGCGTCATAGTCGCCCAGCTCGTCACGCTCTGGCTCGCGTGATAGCGTATCTCATAGGCAATAACGTCAATGGGAATATCGTCATAAGACCAGATGACATACGTCTGATCGCCGGTTGTGTTGACTACGAAGCTGGTCAGGGTCGTTGGCGCGGCTGTCGTTCCCAAAACCGTCTGATTAAGCGTTTCCGTCCAGCTACTGCTTGCGCCGAACCGGTCATACGCTTGCACGCCGATGTCGTATGACTCACCATTCTCAACGCCCTGGATCAGATACGCCTGCGCATCTTGCAGCATAGGGCTATATGAATAACCGTCAGCACTACCGGACTCGCGCCACCTAACGCGAAAGTTTTCCGCCAATGTGTATTGCCTACCATCCGCCGCAGGATCTGAAACGCCGCGGCGGAAAAATACGTTGATCCCCGGAAGAAGGTCACCTAGTGCCGTCTTGGTTAAGGCCCGCTCGTCAAGCACAACGTCTGTGATAGCCGGGTTTGCCGGCCCTAACATGGAGCGGGTTAGCGGCAAGCTGACCTTGCTATCGAATTCCGGGATTGACGCTGCTGCCTCGAAAATTTCGGGCGAGTACGGGTAGCACTCAATTGTTGCAGTAAGATCGCGACCCGGCCTGATACTCGCAATGATCAAATCCAACGTCTCGGCACCAACGGGGCCAAACATAAAAAGATCACCGACGCTTGGCGTTGTCGCAATCGCATCCGAGCCGCTTAGCGTGATCTGCGTCACCGTGCCAATCGCCAGAACAACGGACCGCAGCAACGTGCTATTATCGGCGAGGCGGAAGCGACACGAGTAATTGCTGCCGCTCTCCATGGTAACTTCTTGATCAAGCGTTATAACCTGCCCGTCAACCTGAATGACACGACCATAGCCGCTACCGATCAGCGGGACGTCATGGCTGAACTTAATCCTATCGCCCCGCGTAGCAATGAGGTTTTCAATATCAACATCGAACGTATGGATTTCCGGGCGAAGCCGCGCGATAGCCAGGAATTGCCGCGCGATCACATATGCCTGGTCGGAACCTTGCACGCCCGGCAGTTCCAGCGCCTCGAAGATCGAGGCGTTGCCCGCGTTGTAACCGTCGTCGTAAACGGTCATCTCATCCGTCATGTAGTCCCGCGCTTCGTTGACGAAGCGCACCCGGAAGCCGTGCGGCTGCTCAGGCCATAGCCGCTGGCCCACATAATTCCAGGTATTTCGCGGCGTGAAGTGCTGCTCTACCGTGTCTCGATAGGTGTCAACGATAACGCCCCATTTGCTATCAACAACGCTTGGCGTCGCACGCCCCGCCGACGCGATCTGCACCAGCAAATCCCATATGGAAATGTCGAAGTCGATCACGTGGCCATAGGTAAATGCGTTATCGTCGCAATACTGCCACCATGCCGCTAAGGCAACGTCGTCTATGCTGGCAACGCCAAGCGCCCGCTTGTTCTCATCCGCCGTCAAGATATAGCGGTAAATGTCGGCGGGATTTCGGGAATAGCCCTGATTGCTCCAATCAACGCCATCGAAGGCCGGAATCTTTCGCTCAATAACTGCGTTGATTTGATCAAGGACGCCATTGAGTTGGTCCGTGGCCCGCACTCGGATCGCTGTATAGGAGAGCCCGTCAAGCTGGATCGGGTCTTCATTCTTGAACGACCTCAATGCCGACCATGTTGCATCAGCGCGGACCCTGTCAGGATTTTTCAGCGCCTCACTAATCACATAACGATACCGCACCCGCACATCATACTGTCCGCGCGTAACCGTGGTGCGCCACGACCGCCGCAAGGGCTGGGCAGTATGGGCCGTGACATCTTCATCGGCAAACGAAGTCCAGGTTGCCGCACCCGTTGGGCTGTATTCCGCCTGAATGCGTGTGGTAAAGTCCCTCCGCTGGCCGCTGGATGAGTATTGCGTCAAGCCTTGTGGCCAAGTGACGGTGATGCCAATCTCATCAGTTTCAATTGGCGTTGTGCGCTCCTGCCAGTCACTGTAGTTGCCCTCGTCATCTTGGTTGAAAGTGAGGGACAAATCTTCCTGCCGAACTTGGTCGGGGTACAGCGTGACGGCTGTCGCCCCGCCGTCGTTCAGCACATGCTCATACTCAACGTCGTCATAGTCGTCGATCAAAGTCTGGCCAATTTTCAGCTCGGTGATCCTGCACGCCCCATAAGACCACACCACCAGCAGGCGTAAATATTGATCGTTATCGACGATCTCTGTGTATGGCAAACCCGCATACGGCGGAACAAACCGCGCCTTCCCTAGGACGCTAGGGATAACCGCGAACGGCTGGGCGGAGTTACGCGCGTTGCTAATGTTGTAGACCGTCGGCTCATCAGGGTTGCGAGCGATCTCTGGAGCTTTTGGGGCAAAGAGGAAAGACGTGATCAGGCTGAGCGCCGTTGATATCAACGCAAACCCAACACTGACAATAATTGTCGCGGTTGCCACGCTCACGCTAAGAGCGGTTGCCACGAAAGGCACAATAGCCGGCCCATGCAAAACCGGCTTTAGATATAGCGTCGTGCCAGCGTTCGGGCGAATGCGATGGTGCAACGCGCCGTTTAGCGGGCTATCATGGATCCATGCCTGATACGTCATGCCGGGAAATGTGCTGGCGCGCTCTATGGCGTCGGCAACTGTTTGATCTGGCGACAGATCAAAGGCAACAGTGCGTTCAGAAAACGGGCTAGGGCGCGCAATAACGCGGTAGGTTGTCGGCGCTGGCGCTGTGGTTTTCGTCGCGACGATATTCAACGCCCCGGCCTCTTATAATACTGGATCGGTCGCCATGTGTTCGGCGACCGTGTGACGTTCATGATAACAGAACCAACGCGCTCTTGCACGTGCAGAATCTTAGTCTTATTTCCCACCACTAGGCCGATATGATTTGGCGTTTTCACGCCGTCTTTGATCGACCACATATGCAAAACGTCGCCGTCAATTGGATCGGTAGTGGGCTCTGTGATGGCCGCAAAATCAGCGGCATCAATCGCCACGCCGCGGTGCGCTGCGGCGATGTGCGCTTTGTGGTGTTCCACCGTGATGCCGAACACTTCGCGGTAAACTAGCCGCACCAATCCCCAACAATCCACACCGGCCCTGCTGTCACCTAGCAAGGCAACCGGAATGCCGATGTAATGTGTAGACCAGTGCGCCATCTAGAACAATGCCGGGAAAATGTTTGGCGTGAACCGGTCAGGCGGGAACGGCTCCGTTAGGAAGTCGCCAAGGATAAGCTCGCCTTGGATTGTCAGGGCGTCATAGCTGATGTTTTGCAACTCGTAGTTTGCAAATGTGTCAACATAATTGTCTGGCTCGCTGGCCATAATCACGTGGAAGTCAACGCGAATGCGCTCATTGGCGCTTATCGTCCTGATTTCATCCATGATCTCGCGCGTTACGTTGCCGACCACGAGGTTGGCCCGCGGTGGCCTTTCGGCGGTATCCTCTGGCAAATCTAGCATAAAAGGAAACGGCTGGTAAATGCTGCCATTGCTCACAATCGGCACCGGATTGTTGACGAAATGAAACGTGTTCGCGAAGCCGCTGTGCGAAATATCCAACAGCGTCAAAAATACCTGACTGGTTTGTTGCGACAATAGCGCGGACAGCGCCGCCGCTGATATTGTCCTAGCCATCTAAACCACCGTAACAGTTGGGATTAAGGCGGCAACATCAATAGATGCCACCGGAACCGGAATAGTAGCCGCTATGGTGGGCAAAATCTCTAGCGAAAGCGACACGCGCCAATGGCCAAACGCCTTGCCGATGACCCCCGTGCCGCCGTGTCGAATGGCCTGGAAGTCCGGCGTATCTATCAGCCGCATATCCACCGCCGCGCCGTCAACCGGGTCGTACCAAGTGAACGAATCCGCGCCATAGCCCAACGTCGCCGCGTAAAAAACGTCAAAGGTCTGCCGCTGCGCTTGGCTTAATACCATGGTGCCGCTGATGTAGCGTGAAGCCGCCGTAAACCGGGTGCGCTGCTTATACGGCCCCGCGTCCATTTCTGTCCGCAAAAAAGCCGTTTGCATTTTGTCAGATACATCCATTTCCATGGATTGCGGCAGGCTGGCTGGCCAAATCGCCATGGGTCTATCTCCTAGTCAACCGCGTGCTGGTTTCGAACCGCTGGCCGATGGCCCGGTATATCTGCCCACCGCCTGCAATATCGGACGCCACGGCCTTACGGATGATGACGTCAATATCCGGCCCATTCTGGCGCGTGTCGACTTCTGCCCCCGCCTGATTGATGATGTTGACGTTGACGTTTGCGCCGCCGCCAGCGACGCCCAACTTGCCGTCAGGCCCGCGCTTCAATGGCATGATTGCCTCCGGGCCGGCCTCACCCATCAGACCTGCACCTTTGGCCATTGGGAATAAGGTTGGGCCTTTGACGACACCGCCACTGGCAAATGGCATAATGTTGCCGCCGCTAAAAACGCCCCCTTTCGCAAACCCCAAAACGCCCAGGCTCTGCGCTGCCGGCACACCGCTCGCCAAGGCCGTAGCACCACCATGGCCGCCGCCGCCTAAACCTAAAAGCCCGCCAAGGCCACTGAACAACGAGCCGATCAGGCTGGCCTTGCCAAGCTTGGCGTTTTGAATCTCAATGCGAATTAACTCTTGAATGATAGTGGCGGCCAAACGCTTGAAGGCGTCCCCAGCCGATGCCGATCCGGTAATGAATTCGCCGAACGCCGTGGAGATTGATTGCTCTAGCGAATTCATCAAATCTTTCGTGCCGCTCAGTTCATCTTGCGTTTGTTTTAACTGCTCAATCAACTGCTCGCGATCAGCGGATGCCTGCTGCTCGGTGATAATGCCTTCCGCCAGCGCGTCATTGACAGCGACAATGGCTTGGGCGGTTTGCTGATAGGCGGCATAGAGCGGATCAATGGAGCCGCGCACGCTGTCATATGCCGCCTGGACGTCGCGCAGCCGATCAACTTGGTCCGCCGTCATCTGTGCCACGGCGTCATCGAACTCTGCCACCGCATCCTCATAGGCTTGCAGAGTGGCCTTGCGCTCTTCGGCTGCTTTCGCTGCCCCTTTGGGGTCTAAGGCAATCGGGGTGATCGACGGACCTAATGAAATATTGCCGTTCTTGGCCTTGGCAAGGGCCGCAGCCAGCTTTTCCACGTTTGCACTTGCGCGCGTTATTTGCTCGTTAAGGTCTTGGAAACCCGACGAGTCTAAAAGTGCGTCCCGCTGTCTATTTAATTCAATCAGCTGTAGCTTCGCGCTCGCCAATTGAGCGGCGGCAGCCGCAGTGCCGTCGCCCCTCCCAGAGGGGTCAGCGGCTCTTAATCGTCTGGCCCGGTCAGCCGCTTCTTCAGGGCTCTCAGTAAGCATCGCCTGCCGTCTTGCAATGCGCGCCGTCAGGTCTTTATAGGCGTCACTGTTTAGCCTGTCGGCCTTAGCCTCGGCCATCGCCGCCTTGGCGGCTTCCAGTCGGGCCAACGCCTCTTCGTGTTTCTTTTTTGCAGTATCAACGGACATTTTTCCGCCGCGCGCCAATTGCGCTTCGAGCAGTTTACTCTGGTTGATTTCCCCAGCCATGGATACCACCACGGCCCGAACGGCGTCGTCAACGGCGTCTTGGCCATCGGTGAAGGAGTCCACAAACCTGATCAGGTCGGCCACGGCTTTGGCCAGAGACGCTGCGCCTTCAGCGGCAGCGATAAGGATCGGCGCGAGGTTTCCTAAGATGACGCTAAACTGCGCGCCGATAACTGTGCTCGCAGCGTCGAAGCGATCCTGCATTTCTTCAGCGTTGCGAATGAGGTCTTCGTCAATCACGACGCCCATCTCGCGCATTTTCTTGCGGCTCTCATCAAGGGCGGCCGATCCACCCTTCAGCAGGTTGGTCATGCGAATGCCCTCGCGCCCGAACACCTGAGTAGCAAGCGCCGTGCGTGTAGTGGCATCCTCCACAAGCGCGAACTTGTCGGCAAACACACCAAGCGCTTTATCAAGAGGCATCTGCGCAAGGTCTTCAGCGCTAAGGCCCATCTGTTCCAGTGCGTCCTTTGCAGTGCCGGTGCCTTGCACGGCTTCACCTAGGCGCTTGGAAAACTGTTCCAGTGATTTATCTAGGCCATTCTGAGACACGCCAGCGCTAACAGCAGCCGCGCGCAGCTCCTGCAGGGCGTTGGTGCCAATGCCGATTGCGTCGGCCCTCTTGCCGATCTCGTCCATGGAACTCGTGACTTTTTTTACAGCAGAGACTACTGCGCCAACAGCCAGCGCGGGAAGAAACCGTTTGGCGGCAGACCCTAGAAGTGCAAAAGACTTTGACGTGTTCGAGAGGTTCTTCTGCGAGTTTTTTGAGAACCGCTCCACCCGCTTTTGGTTGTCCGCCATGGCCTTGGCGAACTGCTTATCCCTGGCGGTTAAGATGATGTTTAGTTCTTGAGCGGAAATTGCCACTTTTATCCGTACCTTTCCGCCAACGCCCTCGCATCAGCTAAGCTGGGCGCGTCGCTGCCAGGCTGTTTTGGACTGTTTGCCTTCTGCCAACCATCGAATACTAGCCGAACATCACGCGGGATCATAGCACGGATTTCGACGGGCTTTAGGCCGGCGACGATCCCGCTTCGGATAAGGGATCGGACGTTAAATCTGCCGTCGCCTTTCGAACCCGCTTTTTTTTTACAGTTGGCGTCTGATCCAGCGCATCAGGCATGAGAGCAATTCCCAACACCGCCTGGGCAATCTGATAATAGCGGAGCAGCATTTCAGCGCCGCCGTTCTCAATGATCTTATCAGCTTGCACATCTGTTTTGCCTCCGCCTACCAAAGCCAAAGCAAGCAAATCCTTGACCTCTTTTGATGTCGGTTTCTGCCCGCGCCCAAAGAAGCCATCCCATAGATCAAATATCCCGCGGTGCTGATCCTCAAATCGCTCGATTTCGGCGCAGCGCAGCAAGAACACATGGGAGGCGCTGCCAACTATTTCGACAACGCCTCCGCGCGGGGCCTTAGCCGTGATCGTCATTATGCCGCCGTGAACGTCACCGCGCCATTAGACTCAAGCGAGGCTGAGAACGTGACCGCGCCCTCCGTGTCACCGCCAAAGTCAAGCGATGTGACGCGGAATTCGCCGGCATACGTCCCAAAGTCTGGCACGACAATCTCAAAATTGGCGACCGGATCTGCCTGCATGGCAATAGTATTAAGCCGGCCTTCCTGAGCGCTTTCGTCCAGGAAAATGCCGTCGCCAGACAGGCTGACCGACTTTAGGCCGTTCAGGCTTTGCGCCCAGAGCGCGCCACCCGGCGTGGCCGCGTCTGGCGTCGTCACGTCGATTGCGGTATTGTTAACGGTCAAACTTTTGCTGTTCATGCCGGCAAATGCCGTGAACGCCTCAGACGCAGCACCATCGCCGATTTTTAGCAGTAGAGAGCGGCCTAATTGTTTTGCCATCGTCTCGATCCTTTCAATTTACGCGAGCGCCCACCTCGCAACCGGGCAGGACCGCTAGGCGGTTTCCATCAGCGCCGAAAACATGATTGTCGCGGTGTAGCCTCTGCCCGCAGCATCATCACGGTCGGCGTAATATTGTTCGCAAATCAACTCGACCAGGGTGAACCCGGTCGGGCTTACAGCGCTTTCTTGACGGTGCAGCGCTTCCCGGATCGCCTCTGCGATGCGCGATGCCTCGACACGTCCGGTGGAACGCGAGTGCGCAATTATTGTCATGGCCACGTCCGCGCTGGTTGATCCATCCGTGTCGAACGTGTCGGCCACAATGTTGCCAAAACGGGCATATGGATAAACCGCATTTGCCGGCGGCTCGTCATATAGCCGGGTTGAGATCAAATCAGTCACGCCGCTATCAGTCAGCAGCGCAACCCGAACCGCTTTTTGCAGGGCCAAGGCAAATCCGTCGCTCATTTGAAGCCCGCCTCTTTCGCGGCCTTGCGGATCGCGCGCTTGATCCTTCCAGCGTGTTTTTTCCCTAGCAAAGATTGCGTGCGTTGCATGAATGGCATGGGCTCAGTTATGCCGCGGTTAAGCAGCCCTCTGCGGCCAGGAACTCGTCGCTTGCGCGTGTACCGCCGCCCGAATTCAATAGAAAGCGCCTTGGCTTGGCTCGGCCCATCATCTGGCGCGGCTTCTACCGATGCGCTCAACGATCCGGGTTGAAAGTCGAATTTTGCGTAAATGCCGCGCTTAAGATCGCCGCTATCGACAGGCGCAAGAGTGCGAGCCCAGCGCACGCCTTCCAGCGTTGATTTTCGGATTGCATCGCCGATAAGTTTACGCTGTATCCGTGGCAAATCTTTAAACGATTTTACGACCGTTTTCGCTTCGACCCTCATGCTGCAACGCCCTTTTCGAGGAGCATCTCTAGAACTTCGCCCATAGCGTCAACTTGAGATATGGATCGGATCGCCCACACTGCATCACGCGCATAGACTCGGTCAGCAACCGTTATCGCTTTTGTCGTAGTATCGGCGCGAACTCGCATTGTCGCCGCCGCCACATCTTGCAGCGCGCCGCCTTCGATTGCTTCCTTGCCGAGACGCTCGCGAAAATCTGCGTGACGATAAGCGTGATCGGCCCAGGCTGCTGTTGTGTTCCCGTAGTCATCAGCAGACGATGCCATCCGCTGGAAAGTCACACGGTCCCGAAATAATCCGGCTCTAGCCATAGAACCGCTCCCGGTGCAGATTCAGCAAATCTTCAAAGCCGAACGGCAGCGTTTTGCTGTTCACGCCGATTAGTTCATTTTCGCGGTT